TAAATGCTATTAGAAATTCAATCACAGATGTAACAAGAAATCAAGCAATGCCAAAGATAATTTTTAACCGCAGTGCTAGTATATCAAGGGCTGATTTAGAGCGTCCAAGCGGTGCGATTTTCACTGATAGCCCAGCTGATATAAAAATAGTCCCACCTGGAGACATCAACGCTTCAATGGCAACGCTTCAAGTAATCGAACAAGAGATGAGCGAGGTAAGTGGAGTAAGCCCACAGCAAAATGGAGCACCAACAACTAGGCAAGAAACAGCAACAATGGCGTCAATTATGGCAAATGAAGGTAGCGTAAGGCTTCAAGGATATATAAGAACATATAATGAGACCTTTTTTGAGCCTATATTTGAGCGACTTGCGTTTTTGGTATGGAAATATGGCGACCCGCTATTTTTTTGCAGGATTTAGCCGTGGAGAAGTGCCAAGCTTTAATATAAATTTAAACACTGGAATTGGTGCATTAAATAAAGAGGTGCAAAAGAAAAGCCTAATGGATGCTAGTGGGATAATAGCGGCTCAATTTGGTATGTGTTTACAACTAGGAGACGGCGAGGGTGCTAACAAAATGAAAGATGCAAATGAGAGAATTTTGCTTGAATTATTGCCACTATATGGCATAAAAGACCCAGAAAATTTTATAGGAAAGGAGAGTGGGATTGTTAAACAACTTAAGCCACCGATTATTTTGCCAAGCATGGCAGAGCCTGGAGGGGAGGCAGGAGCTATCCCAGCTAATGCAATGCCAAGCGTTTAGGTCGTTTTTTGAGTATCTTTTGGGGCTTTATGCGGCAAATGTGACCGCTAGCCAAAACGATAAAAACAGCGATGAAATGAGGTTAAGGGCGATTGAAAACATAAAAACTTTTGAAAGCCTTTTGAGTTTTTTTGAAAATTACAAAGAGGAGTAAATAAATGACAGAGCAAGAAGCGTTAAATGAGTTAGCAAGTATGGTAAGCAATGAAGAGGTAGAGTCTCAAACGAGTGAGGCAACACAAGAAACACAAGAACAGCCAGAAGAACAAGTAGCCGAGCAAGAGCCAAAAAAAGAGGAGCTAAATATCGAGGCTATCAAACAAGCAATGGCTGAAGCTTTGGCTGCAAAAGAACAGCCGCAAAATGCACAGCCGCAACTTGACCCTGAAAAACAAGCTTTGCTTGATAGCTTAGGGTTAGGAAATTTAAGTGAGCTAAAAGCGCAAATGGATCAAATCGCACAAGCTCAAGCCGCACAAGCAGAAGAAGCTAGAAGACAAGCAGTCTTTGATAAAAATCTAGCAGAATTTAAAAAAGACTACCCAACTATTCGCCCTGATGATCTAGCCCAGTTTGCAAAAACTCACGGAATTAGTGAGTTACTTGGAGAAAATTACGCTGGTTGGAAGGCTGTAGCAATGGGAATGATAAGCGTTGCAAAAAGCAAAGATAGACCAGATGAAATAATAAGTGGCTCAAATGCAAGTAGTGCTTTATCAGCTTTTGATAAGGCAAAAAAGGGCGAGAATGTAAGCGACGTGGAATATGGCGCAGAACTTTTGAAACTAGCAGGGTTATAAGGGGGATAAAATGGCAGGAGTTGGCGAGAATGGGGGCTTTTTAAGTTGGCTTGGTGGCTCTAGTGAAGTAGGAACTACGCCAAATTGGCTAACAGCTCTTGGAACTGGAGGGGCTTTATGGAGTGCATATAATCAAAGCAAAATGGCAAAACAAGCGTTTAAATTAAATAAAGAGGCTTTTGACTTTAACAAAATGCTATCTCAAAGACAGCTACAAAGAGAAAATCAAGCAAATCAAAATCTAGCTAATGCTTGGAATGCGTCAAACTTTCATAAACGCCAAGAGGAAGAGGCTTATTAATTTAAGCCTCGTAAAAAGGAGCAAAAATGGCATATTTTAACCCCAATAAGGTAGATTTTAACTACAACACAAACACAATTGAAGCAGTTGGTGCTACTGGTAGAGCGTTATGGGATATATATCAAGATAGCGTAAAAAACAGCTTTACAAAGCAAAAACTAGCAGAAGAAAATAGGGCAAATTTAGCACAAGAACAACATAATATAAATAAACTAAGCGAAGATATTCGCCATAACATAACAACCGAAACTGAAACAGCAAATAACAACTCTATAATGCAAAGGCTAAGACGTGATGAGATAGGCATAAAAGGGCAAGAGCTAGGGCTAAAAGCAAATAAATACCAAAATGATGCCCTCTATAACCAACTAATGGCAAATGTTGCTTTGCAAAACGCAAATACAAACGCAAATAGACTTAATTTTGACGTGCAAAAATATAATAGTGGGCTAAATGATGATGGGCTAGAGACAAATTTAGCCTTTGATGCAGCAGGATTTACTTTGCCTGAGAGCATAAAAGATCAAAGCCCTCAAGTGCAAACTAGATACAAAAAGGCGATTTTAAATATCAATAATCCAAAAAATGGGATAAGTGCCTTGCTTGGTGATAACGCAGGGTTAAATGCAAATATTGCGATAAAGAAAAAACAACCAACACAAAAAGAGAGAGACGAGATAGCAGGGCTTTTTAGTCTGCTTGATCAAATAGTAAATACAAAACAAGATTTTACTGGTGGTGAGCAAGGGGCTATACAAAATTTAGGTCACTTTATAGCTAAAGGGTTTAATGCGCAAGACCCAAAAACGGAAAAATTTAAAAACAATTTAGGATTTATAAGGCAAGGGGCAAAGGATTTAGTTGGCTCAGGCAAGATTTCAAACCAACAATATCAAGACTTAATGGAGGTCTTGCCAGACCCTAACTCTTGGACTGATACATCTTATAGAGTAGATAATGACAGCTCAATGAATAGAGGATTATCACAAATCACAAACAAGATACAAGCATTAAAAGATAGTGGGATAGATGTTGCAGATATTGAAAAAACAGCAGCGCAAAAATATCAGTATTATTTTGATAATGGCTTTTTTGAGCCTAAATTTAGAGAATTTGACGCAAGTGGAAAACGTATAGATAAAAGCAAACCGCAAACACCGCAAACACCGCAAGAGGGGCGAAGTTTAAAAAAAGAACAAAATGAAGCACAAAAAAAATATGTAGACCCAGCAGCGCTTGGGATAGATTTTGGTTATTAGATAGGGGAATAAAATGGCTTGGATAAAAATACCTGAAAACGCAAAAGAGATGCAAATAGGCGGTAATTGGATAAAAATACCTAGTGGGGCAAAAGAGATGCAAATACCTGATAATTTATTAGGCGCACAATCAAAAAATGATGTAGCTACTTATGCCCCACCTGCGCCTGATATGAGTAAAGCAATAGATGCTACACCAAAAGAAAAGACGTGGTATGAAAAAGTTGGTGAATTTGCGGATAACATCTCTCCAGTAAATGTTATAAAAGGCGTTGGTAAAGAGCTTGGCGGAATGCTTGATTATTATCATTACGACGGAGCAAGTGGCGAAGAGCTAGAAAAGAAAAAGGCAACTGAAGCACTAGCAAGAGTAAAACACGCAAGTGATGATAGAAATATCATCTCTCAAATGGCAGGTTATGAAGACAAAGAAAAAGCCGTAAAAGATAGAGCAGAAAATTTGCTTTACAACTGGGCCGTAAAAAATAATTATGATGATGTAAGAGAGGCAAACGGCAAATATTATCTTCAAAAAGGAGATAAATTTATCCCAGTAGATGAGCCAGGTATCGGCGATAGTCTTTCAACATATCTAAATGAAATGGGTGTGCCAATGGGGGCAATAAGCGTTGCTTCTGCACTTTTGCCAACCAAAAAACTAAGCATAGCACAAAAAGCCATAAGCACAGCACTAGCAACAGCTGGAGCAAGTGGAGCTGGAGCGGTAATGGATCTAATGGCTGATAAAAAAATACTTGGCGATGAGACGATAAATAGCGATGATTATTTAAATCACGCAATTCGCGCGGCAAGTGATGACGCTTTAATCTCAGGCCCACTTGCAACAATGGCATCACCAGCGGTTAAAGAAGCACTTAAAAAAGGAGCAAAAGTAGCGTCTGATTATTCAGTTGTAAAGCCAATCTTTAGATATATAGTAAATGACAATATCGGTGGAGCGCAAAAAGCAATGGCGGATAAGCTAGGTGGGGAAGCAAATGCAGCAGTAGCACAAAATTTATCTAAAAATGCACTTGGCGAAGATATGTATAAAACTTTGCTAAATGACGATAAGACTTACACTTTGCCAAACGTTAGCAATGAGAAACTGCAAAAAGGTATCAACTACGTAAATGAAAATATAATCGCTCCAACACAAAAAGCTACAAGAGATATAATAAAAGGCGACAAGATAAAAGAGCAAGAGATGGATTTGCTTTTAACCGCTCTTGGCAATGACGCAAAAGGGGCGGAAATAATCGCTAACACAGTAGCAAATGATCCAAAAAGCTTTTCTAAAATTTACAAGATGTCAAGCGATTTAAATGAAGATGCGAAAAATACCCTTTTAAATATGATAGAAAAGAAAAAGACCGCTGATATTTTAAGCGGATATGAAAAACGCACAAAAGACAACTTTGGCGAGATTATCAATGCACTTGATGAGGCATTTAAAGGCAAAGAGGCAAGTGCAAATTTGCTTAGTGTAAAAAAAGAGCTTGACACTCAGGCACTAAGACTGCCAGCAGGGTATAGAGATAGCACCTTAGAACTACTAGGAAACACAAAAGGCTTTAAAGGACTTAATGAAGTAAGAAATATCTTAAATGCTGATATGGCAAGGCTAACCGCCCCTGATGCGATAACTGCAGGGACTAAAAAGACGCTTAGTAAAATGATAGAAGCAGTAGATAGTGCAATAGATAATGTAGCTGAGCAGACCTTTAATAATAAAGCTATTAGCCAAAAAGCAAAAGATGTGCTAAAACAAGCAAGAAGTGAATACGCACTATTTAAAGAGCTTCAAAACTCTAAAATTTATCAC